ATGGTACAAAAAAACGCAGATTGGCACCGCGCAGATATTGTTGCAGCACTCAAAAAACGTGGGTGGTCAGTAAGAGCTCTTAGTGTTGCATCCGGCTTGTCGCCAAATACATTGAAGGGAGCATTGCAATTTCCTTATTTGAAAGGAGAAAAAATCATTGCAAATGCAATAGGTGTCCCACCTGAAGTAATTTGGCCGACACGTTATGAAGAACGTAATTTCAAGCCAGTATTAAGTGCTTCGCACTAATTATACGCAGATGTTTAAAAGAAATCATGCAAATGATTACAAATGAACTAAAAGCGGGATAAGTGGAGTTTTATATGCAAACAGATAGTCTTTCATCATCAGAACTCGCAAATTTACGGTTGCCAAATCTACAAGTATCAAGACAGGCGATTGAGAAGCGAGCCAAGACACAAGGCTGGCCGTACATCGAAGAAGTTGGCAAAGCACGTGGAGGCCGTCTGAAAAAATACTTAATCGCTTCCCTCCCTGCCGAAATCCGAGCAGCCATCATGAAACGGCAGTCGGACGAGCTGGCGGAGAAGATGCCGAAAACCCTGCCCCAAGTCAGACCGGGGACGGCGATGTCGGCTCAGGCACTGGCTGAAGCGGCCAAGCTGTTGAACGAGAAACAACGGTCGGTGGCGGATGCGCGATGTGCGGTAGTGGCGGCGGTATTGGGGATTAAATATCAATACGGTTGTTCTGCCAAGGCTGCGGTGGCTCAGTTTTTGGGCTTGCTGGCAGAAGGTAAATTGGACGCGGTCACGCTTGGGAACTTGGAAAAGGCCAATGACCGCAGCCGGTCGGCGAAGGTTGGCGAACGTACTTTAGACGGCTGGATATCTGCCTACCTTAAGGCGGAAAACGCGACGGAGCGGTTGGTTGCTTTGGCTCCGAAGACGACGAAGGTGGTTAAGCCGATTGAGAGCTACGGTTGGTTGCCGATGTTTATGCAGTTTCACAATATCCCGTCCGCGCCGAAACTGGCACACAGCTACCGCCGGTTTGTGCAGTGGGCAGAAGCGGAAAATATGCCGGTCAATGATGTGCCTAACTTGAGTATGGTGCGCCGCGTTTGGGACAAGCTGCCGCTGATTATGCAGGAGCGCGGCAGGAAAACGGGGGCGGCTTATAAATCGCTGCTGCCTTATGTGAAACGTGATTGGGGGGCTTTGAAGCCTAACGATGTTTGGATCGGCGACGGCCACAGCTTTAAAGCGAAGGTGGCACATCCGGTACACGGCAGGCCGTTTAAGCCGGAAGTGACGGTGATTATTGATGGTTGTACGCGGTTTGTGGTCGGGTTTTCGGTCTCTCTTGCTGAAAGTTGTGTGGCGGTATCGGACGCTCTGCGTATCGGGGTCAAGCATTTTGGTTTGCCGATTATCTATTACTCGGATAACGGCGGCGGCCAAACCGGCAAGACGATAGACCATGAAATCACGGGTATTACGTCCCGATTGGGTATCCGGCATGAAACGGGTATCGCGGGCAACCCGCAAGGGCGCGGCATCATTGAGCGATGGTGGAAAGACAATCTGATTGAGATGGCGCGACAGTATGAGACGTTTGCGGGCGCGGGGATGGACAGCAGCACGAAGAACCTGATGTACCGCAAGATGGAAAGTGCGTTTAACGCTTTGGAAAAAGGCAAGGATTTGACGGAGGAACAACAGAAATATTTGAAAAAACTGCCGAGCTGGTCGCGTTTTATCGCGGATGTGGTCAAGTGTATCGACGAATACAACAACCGCCCGCACGGCGAGCTGCCCCGACATCCTGACGGCGGGCATTATACGCCGAAGGCTTATCGGGAAATGAGGCTGGAACAGGACGGTATCGCGCCGGATATGTTGTCGGCGGAAGAGCTGGCGACGATGTTTATGCCGCAAGAGGTGCGAAAAGTACAGCGCGGTTGGCTGGATTTGTTCAACAACTCTTATTTCTCAACCGAGCTGGCGGAGTATCACAAGGACGAGGTACGGGTCAGCTACGATTTGAGCGATGCGTCGGTGGTCAATGTGTTTGATATGGACGGCAAGTTTATCACTAAGGCGCAGGCCAACGGCAATAGCCGCGAGGCTTTCCCGACGGCTCGTATCGACCAACTGGCGGAAAAACGCCGAAAAGGCAAAATCAAGCGGGCGGAAAATGCAATCAAGCTCGCAAACGCGGAAGTCAATCCGGCTTTGGAACAGGCTGCGGTTTGGGACGAGCTGGGACATTTGGGCGGAAACGTCATCGAGGCGGAGTATGCGGTATTGCCGAAAACGGGCACGGACGATTTTGTGTTGTTTGAGGCGGATAGATAAAGGAAAACATGATGGACAAACAGCAAAATACGGCGTTTTCGGCCGAGCTTGTTGAAAAATTGAAACTCAAGCGAGCCCTTGGGCGGATTCAACGATTGCAAGCAAAGATTCAAGGTGTTCCCGCTGGACGGAATCAGGCTCAAACGTTTTTGCCTGCGCTTGAAGGAAGCGGCGAACCTGCCCAATCGAAGTCGGCTCTTGACGGGTAATCCGCCGGAGCAGCCAGGCAAGTACGAGGGAATCGGCAAGCGACCTGTCTTCCAAGTCTTGAACGGCGACTTCCAGCATGATCAGGCGTTTTTCCAAATCGGGAAACTCTTTCATTTCAGACGGCCTTTAAAGGTTGTTTAAAACTCAAGGATATTAAAAATGAAACAAATCAATCAAGCATTGCAACAAAAACTGGCTGAATTTAAAGAAAAATCGGGTATGAGCCAAACCCAGCTGGCACGCGGTATCGATACTTCGCCGGCATCCGTCAGTATGTATCTGAACGGTACTTATGCGGCAAAAGGCGGTAATTATGAAACCATCGAGCCGAAAATCGAGGCGTTTTTGGAGATGCAGGAAAGTAAGGCGCGACGCGAAGAGCCGGTGTTTGGTTTTGTACCGACTAGGACGACCCGCCGAATCGCGGAAGTGATGCGCGATGCGCACGAAGGCGGCGAAATAGTGGTGATCTACGGTCAGGCGGGATTGGGCAAGACTCAGGCGGTCAAAAACTACTGCGAGAAAAACCCTGCGGCTATCTTGATTGAGGCTAATCCGAGCTTTACGGCACTTGTGCTGATGCGCAAGTTGGCAGTAGCGGCGAAGGTATCGGCGATGGGCAGTTTGAATGATTTGTTTGAGTCTGTATCTGACCGCCTGCGTGATTCGGGCCGTCTGATTGTGGTCGATGAAGCGGAAAACCTGCCTTTACGCGCCCTTGAGATTATCCGCCGATTGCACGACAACACGGGTTGCGGCTTGGTGTTGAGCGGTATGCCCCGACTGGTAGCGAATTTGCGCGGTAAGCATGGCGAGCTGGTGCAACTTTACAGCCGCGTGTCGCTTCCGCTGAATTTGGGCGAATCTTTGCCGGATGACGAGCTCTTTGAGATTGCGAAAGCGGCTTTGCCTGATGCGGACAAGGAGACGCTCTTGGAACTGGTTAAACATAGTAACGGCAATACGCGCCGGATGAGCAAATTGATGCGCGGCGCGGTACGCACGGCGAACAAGAACGGTATCAAGGTGCAGGCGGGTATCGTTAAAAAATACAGCTCCCTGATTATCCGATAAGAAAGGCCGTCTGAAATGAGACACGAATATGCGGTACACGCCGGAGTCTATGAGGACACTTGGCACGATTATGAAACCCATAAACGTCGCAAGATTTGGCGGGCGGATGTGCGCGGCAAGCGCAAAGAAGGCTTTGCATGGTTGCAAATCCGCCGACTGCGGAAACGCTTCGAGAACAAAGAGGAAGCCAAGGAATGGGCGGCTCAAGTGAAGGCGGATTGGGTACGCAATAATTTTTTTGCCTTAAGAAAATATTAAATAATTGATTTATAAGGAAATAGAAAAATGTCTTATTTGTTTTGCGAACGAAAAACCAAGTGGATCGGTTTGGCTTTTTGCTTGTTGTTTTGGGCGGTTTTGGCGGGAACGATGCGGGACAGCCGCCCTAAGCCGGCGGTGTCGGCGGCAAAGTTGGAAATGTCGCGCCGCGAGCGTCTGGCGGATTTGGAGGCTCAAGCCCGGGTCGAACAATACGAGGCTATGAGTACGGAAGAAAAAATGAAAGGGATCGTTTATGAGCGATAAGCCATTGAGCCCTACGGCGAAACAAGAGGCTTTGGCACGGGCGGTCAAGGAAATCCGCGCGAAATATGGCGATAAGGCGATTGTGAAAGGATGTGTGAAATGAGTTTCGGACGACGTAATACGGATTGGCAGGCTTGGGGACAGCACCGCAGGCGTGCGACGGCGCGACCGGCGCAAAAAAGCCGGGAGCGCGAAATCGAGGAATATCAGGCGCGTTTTAAACGGCCTGTTGAGAAGAAGGAGGAGAAAAAATGACGACAATTAAAACGTAAGCCGTTGATGCCGCTCTATATTTTTTTGCCTTATTGAAAATATAAAGTATTGATTTAAAAGGATTTAAGAAATGGATGCAAAAGAAATTGCAGAATGGCTCGAAGACCGTGGCGAGCTGATGGTCATGAAGAAGGACGGCGAAGGCTTTGTAATCGCTGCGCGGTCGCCGGACGGGATGTGGAAGACTGCCGAGGCGGATACTTTGGCGCGGGCGATAACTTTATGGGAGGAAGTGTGATGGCTACCGGAATGATGATTTATCTCTTGATCTGCGGGCTGATTGGTTTGGCACTGGTGGTTTTGGCACTGATGAGCCTGATTGAAAACTGGTTTAAGTGGCGGACTAAAGCTGTTGTTTTGGATGCCTGCGGTATGTTTTTTGGGTTGGTTGTTGTTTTTATAGCGGTTTTAGCAATTATTGGGGTGGTTAAATGAACATCAAATGCCCGAACTGTGGTGCGGTGCATAGTCTGGACAGTTTAATCAATGATGCAGAGGCATCGGCGGTGTTGAGGGCTGTTTTGGAAATGGATGCGGAATTGGGCAAGGCGGCGATACGGTATATCGGCCTCTTCCGCCCTGCCAAGTCCCAGCTCTCTTGGGCGCGTACCGCGAAACTGCTGAATGAGTTGCTGCCGATGATTAAGGCGCAGGAGGCGGCGCGTGACGGGGTTTGTTTTCCTGCCCCTACCGAGGCTTGGATTCACGGCTTTAACGAGACGGTCAATGCACGCGACCAAGGCCGTCTGAAAACGCCGCTGAAGTCGCACGGCTACCTGTATGAAATCCTTGCAGGCCGGGTCGGCCAGCCAAGCGCAGGGAATCAAACAGTAAACCAACCAAACCGCCGAGCCGCACTGCCGGCCAACCCCAGCCAAACCCTTACCGCAGCCGCGTCGCTGCAAGGATTGAAGAAATGAAAGAACTGCCTACCCAACTGCATAACGCCATGATCGACGGCCTGACCATGCTTTTGACTCTGCGTCTGAGCGGTTCGCCGGCTGCCGACACTGTGGCCGCCACTGCGCAAACATGGAGCCGTGTGTTGGCGCACGGCCGGGCGTGGGACGAAGCGCGAGATGTACCGCGCTTTCAGACGGCCTTTATGGTATTGGCGAATGAAACCGACCGCTGGCCGTCGCCCAAAGACTTTTTAGACAAGCTGCCGCCACCGCCGAAGCCGTTGAAGCTGGAGCACCACTACCACCCCACGGCGGAGGAAAAAGCAAAGGGAAAATCGGCTTTAAACCGCATACAGGGCGTGATTAAAGAGGTATTAAAAGGCAAGTCGCTGATACCGCCTCCGGCTGAAACCGCCACCGGGCAGATTTTGAGACACCGCGCGAAAGTTGAGGCACTTGCCAAGCGCGAACGCGAACAAGGCTTGAGCAAGCCGAAATGTTAAACCCAACCTGAAAGGAAAGAGAAAATGGCTAAAACCAGGATCAAACAACCCGCCATCGAAGCGGCACAAGACAAAGCGGAAGTCACTGCGTTTATCCGCAAAATCGGCGACTTGCAACGCGAAGTCAAACGCCTGGAAACAGAAGCAGGCGATAAAAAAGCGGTCATCGAAGAAGAATATGCCGCCAAAGCCGCGCCGATGTGTGCCGAAATCATGAGCCTGACCGAACGTGTAGCCGCCTACTGCGAAGCGCATAAGGACGAGCTGACGGAAAACGGTAAAACCAAAACCGTGGACTTTACTACCGGCCTGATTAAATGGCGCATCCGTCCGCCATCCGTCAAGGTAACGGGCGTGGCCGCCGTCTTGGCGTGGCTCTCGGAGAAATCCGCCTTTGCCGAGTTTGTCCGTACGAAGAAGGAAATCGACAAAGATGCCATCCTGAATCAAAAAGAGCGTTTTTCAGACGGCCAAGTGCCGGGGATTAAGATTGTGTCGGGGCTTGAGGATTTTGTGATTGAGCCTACTGAGCAGGAGTTGGTGTGATGGCGAAAATTGTTATTACGATAGAAGACGAGATGCCAGTAAACGGCCTGAACGGCGTGACCATCAGTTATGACGGCGATTTGGAGCCGCAAGGCGAACTGACGATGGCGCAGATGACGGCTTATAACATCAAGAAATTGATGGATGCGGTTGAGTTTGAGGCCGCAAAAAGGCTGAGTAAAGCAAATTGACCCACGGCGGGAACAACCCGCCATTTTTGAAAAAAGGATTAGATATGTGGTTTAAACAAGTTACCCCATTCCGTTTACTGGAATTACCTGAAAAACGCTATTTAGATGAATCTCTTGGAAATAGTTGGTTTACCGAACCACAGGGCTTGGACTGGTTTTCCGAGGGCTTTACTCACCCGAATGCGTTTACAGACCTAGCTGTGTTTGAAGCTCAAAAGTCTATGCTTATCAATTTGATGCGAGAAGAAAAAGTATTACCCAGTGCGGCCATCAAACATAAATTGGACGAACAGGTTGTTAAGATCCAAACTGCCGAAGGCCGTAATGTCGGCCGCAGAGAAAAGCATGAATTACGCGAAGCAATTATCGACGACCTGCTGCCTAAAGCGTTGATTAAAAGCAGCTGCACTTATGGTTTATTTGCTGGCGAGTGGTTATTCGTTGATACGGCAAATCACCGCAAGGCCGAAAACCTGTTGACCAAGTTGCGCGAAGCCCTTGGCGGCTTGTCTGCTCAACATCCAGTTACCCGTCAATCGCCGGCATCATTGATGACCAATTGGCTGTTGCAGGGCGAAGCTCAAGGTCGGTTCATGCTGGATTCTGACGTTACCCTAGTCGGCGCGGGCGATGTTGCTCCCAAAATTAAAATCAGCCGCAAAGACCTTACCGCCGAAGATGTGGTACAACACGCCAAAAACGGTATGACTGTAACCGAACTGGGCTTGGTCTGGAATGACCGCGTGGCATTTATCCTGACACAGGATTTAACACTGAAACGTATCCAATGGCTGGACGTTGTGCAGGAAGAAGCTGAAGGCAGCTGTGATGATGCGGAAAGTATGGCTTATGCCACGCAGCTACTGATGGAGGCCGCACTGAGTACAATTCTTGGTGAGTTGGTGGATTTACTTGGAGGTTGGCAGGAATGATGGAGAGTTGGGATGGATTCTGAAGGCTGGGATGTTTAAAGCTTGATTAAAGGCCGTCTGAAATGGGGTTTAAAACCTGTTTCAGACGGTCTTTTTTATGTCTGTCAGTTTCGCAAAAAACATCGACTTAATACTATATATTGTATTTTATTGGTATAATATCCGCTAATTTATACTATATGTTGTACTGGAGAGATGATGCGCCGGGCGTTGATTGCAAAAATTAAGATTGCTCAAAAGGAGCTGGGCTTGGATGACGGTACCTATCGCGCGGTGTTGGAGCGTGTGACGGGCAAGCGGTCGTGTGCGGATATGGATGTTTCTGAACTTGAGTCTGTTGTCGCTGATATGCGGTCGCACGGATTTAAGCCTAAAGCAAAAGGTAACCCACACGGTAAACCACATCTGCGTCGGACATCATCAGCGGCAATGTTGGACAAAGTCGAAGCCCTGCTGACCGTCGGCGGCAAACATTGGAACTATGCACACGCAATGGCGCGGCGGATGTTTGGTAAGGATAAGGTCGAATATTTAGACGATACGCAGCTACATAAACTGGTTGCTGCGTTGCAGATTGCGGAAAACAGGAAAACGGAAAAAGCGAGTGGGGATGATGGAGTTCGAAAAAGTTGAACATTTATTGCCGGATACCGTGTTGGACATTGTGGATGTCATCGGACTGGCAGCGACGGAACAGCTGGTCAAGGCGATCGGCGGGGCGCGGTTTAAATTTGGTAAGGGCAAGGTGGACACCGAGCGTTTGGCAATTTTGGTCGAAGCCATCGGCGAAGTGAAAACACATGAGCTGTTGCAGGTATATGGTGGCGAGGAATTGTATGTCCCACGGTGCGGCAAGGCGTTAATACAGTTGAGAAACCATAGGTTCTATCAGGAGTTTATCAAATTGCGCGATATTGATAAGGAGAGCGGGCTTATGGCAATGACGAAGCTATGCCCTAAATATGGCATCTCTTCACGAACGGGATATACGATTATCAATGAAATGAGCCGACCTGCGGCACAGCAGGCAGCTTTATTTTAGGCAGTGATGTGTGACCAGGCTTTGGCCGTCTGTATTCAGACGGTCTTTTTTTGGTTTGCAGGGGATGAAACATCTACCGTTCGGGACGATGGGTTAAAGACGGTTTAATGGGGTTTTAAAACTATCTATTTGAGGTATTTATGGCCCCGCAAAAAGAACTCCCTTGGATTGCCGAAGCGCGAAAGTATATCGGTCTGACAGAAATCCCCGGTAAAAACCACAATCCGACCATTTTGAATTGGCTTCACGGTTTGAAGGCTTGGTGGAAAGACGACGAGACGCCTTGGTGCGGCGTATTCGCAGCCCATTGCCTGCGAGCCGGTAACCGAGACATCCCGAAGGATTGGATGCGCGCTAAAGAATATGCTTTTTGCGGTAAACGCCTTACCAAGCCTGCTTACGGCTGCTTGGTCGTGTTTACGCGTCAAGGCGGCGGTCATGTTGGTTTTGTTGTCGGCAAGGACAAGGCGGGCAATCTGTTGGTTTTGGGCGGTAATCAAGGCAATCGCGTCAGCATCGCGGCATTTCCGACGTCCCGCGTGGCTGCGTATGTATGGCCGTCTGTCGGCGGTGCGCCTCTTGATCCCACTCCGGAGCGTTACAACTTGCCATTGGGCGGTGCGGCAATGAGCAGGAGCGAGGCATGAAAAAGTCTTTGATTGCTTTGGCTCTGTCTGTCTTGAAACCGCAGATGCCTGAATTTGAGATTAAGCCTGCCAATATTGGCTATTTGAAACAACATCCGTCTATGCGCATGGGTAAGTCGGGCGTGGCGGCTGCGAAACGTGCGGCGCGTAAACGCAAGAATCGTCGTTAATCATGGGACAGGTTGAGTTTTACGAAAAGATGATTGAGCTGTGGTCGGCCAAAAGCCGCGAGGCAAGCGAACAGGCAGACTTGGCTGCGTTCGAATTTGCGGAGGGCGAACTGGCCAATTATCAGGAAATGCTGAAACGGCACCTGCAAACCAAAAGTGTGGAATAGCAATGCGTATTTTGGATATTTTTAAAAACCCGGCGACAGGCAATGTGTCGCACTCGAAACTGTGGGCAAACGTTGCCTGCGCGGCTGGGACGTTTAAGTTTGTGATGTTGCCCGATCCGTCGGCGGAAATTTGGGCGGTGTATTTGGGCATTGTTGGCGGCTATGCGGTGGCGCGCTCGTTTGTCAGCGTGAAACGTCAGGAGGTCGAGAATGAATCTCGTGAAACTGCTGGCGAATAACTGGCAACCGATTGCCATCATCGCGCTTGTCGGCACTCTCTTGGCTGTGTCGCACCATCAAGGCTACAAGTCGGCTTTTGCGAAGCAGCAGGCGGTCATTGACAAGATGGAAAAAGACAAAGCGCAAGCCCTGCTGTTGTCGGCTCAAAACTATGCGCGCGAATTGGAACAGTCGCGTGCGGAAGCTAAAAAATATGAAGTCAAGGCGCACGCCGTCGGCATGGCTTTGGCGAAAAAACAGGCGGAAGTCAGCCGTCTGAAAACGGAAAATAAAAAGAAAATCGAAAATGTCCTTACTCAAGACCGTAAAAATGCAAGCGGCAGTTGTATTGACGGCTTTGGCTCTCACGGCCTGCAGCTCTACAACCGCGCCCTCGGCTACGGAAATTAAGGTTGTCGAAAAGGCGGTCATGCCGACACCGCCTGCTGCGTTGATGGTCGCTCCGGTACGCCCGAGTCCGCCAAAGGACGGCAAGACGGCAACGCTGCTCGAACACGCCGCTGAGTTTGGCGGCTATGTTGCCGAACTGGAAAACCAAAATCAGGCTTGGCGCGATTGGGTCAACAGTCAAGCGGAAGTTGACGGTTCGGAGGGCGCGCGATGACGACTTATCGTGATTTGGTGCAACGCACGGTCGCCTGCCGCCATGCGGACTTGGAATTGGGCTTAAGCCGCGCACGCGAACAAGAGCCGTTTGTCATCCATGTTTCCGACCTGTTGGATAAGGCCGGTATCGATTACGCGGTACGCATGGATAAGGATTTTCAGACGACATTTCACCTTGAATATCCAATTACGAACTATGACACCTTTAAACGTGCGGTTTGGCAAACTTTGGGGGCGTATTACTGTGTTTGTAATGATGGTGATGGACTGGAGATTGCCAGCAATCGCCCTGACGGTTACGCCGTCCGTATCGTATTCGGCGATGTGCCGGTTTAAAGGGGTTTTAAATGGACTTTGAATTTGGTTTCAGAACCCTTTGGCCGATTGCGACGGCGGCATTTTGGTTTTGGATCAACGGCATTTCAGGCCGTCTGAAAGAGGCGGACAAGCGTATCGACGACCTTAAAGAGGAGCTGCACGCGGTCAAGCTCTCGTACCACACCAAGCAGGATGCCCAAGCCGACCGCAAAAATATCGCAGCGTCTTTGGAGCGCATCGAAAACAAGTTGGAAAAAGTAAACGAAAAACTGGACAGAAAAGCAGACAAATCATGAGCGACCCAATTTTGGAAGCCTTGGCGCGTATTGAAGCCAAGCAGGATGACATGCTCGCCAATCAGGCGCGCATGGACGAAGAATTGCGGCAAATTAAGAAAGACTGCAAGAAATCTGCTGCGGTTTACGGCGGTCTCGGCGGCGTGATTGTAACGACCGGCTGGGAGTTGCTGCGAGCCAAACTCGGAGGCTGATATGGCACACCCGAAAGAAACCCGCGAAAAGCTGCGCAGGCTGTACGTCAGCGACGGGCAAACGCTCGAAATCGCGGCGATGATGTGCGAAATCCCGACGGCTACCGCTCGTAGCTGGAAACGTGCCGCCAAGGAGACCGGCGACGATTGGGACAAAGTACGCGCTGCCTATACCTTGGCGGGCGGCGGCATCGAAGACTTGAGCCGCTCGCTGTTGGCGGGTTTTTTGGTGCAGTACCAATCGACGATGACGATGTTGCAAGACACGTCTATTGAAGAGCTGATGCCGTCCGAGCGCGCCAAACTGTTGGCGAGCCTGTCCGACGCGTTTACCAAGACCGTGGCGGCAAACGCCAAAGTGATGCCAGAAACGTCAAAACTGGCGACGGCGATTGAAGTGTTGGAATTGTTCGGCGAAGTGGTCAAGGAGCGATACCCGCAACACTTGCAGGCTTATGTCGAGTTGGTCGAGCCGCTGGGCGTGGAAATTGAAAAGAAATACAGGTAAGCGATATGCAAAAAGTTAAATACACGCATAAGGGCTGGTTTTTATTTTGCCCGATTTGGATTGCCGATTGGAAAAGTGAAACTCCTGTTGTCGCACCACGCTATAAGCTGGAGCCGTTGTTTTGGCTGGCCGACCAGTTTTTTTACTTTATGTCGTCCATGAATGAAATGAAAACGGGAGAGCCGTTGCCATTTTGTTTCATGGTTAATCAAAAGCCGCTGAAAAAGCCGGTTGTCCACTATTACGAATAAAACATGAAGTCCAAAGAGTTTTTAAAGTCGCTTGCCGAATACGCCGCCCAACTCCGCCAAACCATCGAGGCGGAGGCGGACGGCTTTGATGCGTCTCCCGCAGCCATTGCCGAGCGTCGGGCGAAGGTATTAGACCCTGTGCATGGTTACGAATATTTCGTCAATACCTACTTCCCTCATTACGTCAGGTCGTCTGAAAAGTCGGAACTGCATGAATTTCTGTTTTCCCGCCTGCCCGAAATCCTACAACAGCCCGAAGGCATCAACGAAGCGGACGCTGCTCCGCGTGGCGAAGCAAAATCGACGCTGGTTACGCGCTTATTCTCGCTTTGGACGGTCATTACCGGCGCGAAAAAGTTTATCGTCATCGCGATGGACAGCATCGACCAGGCATACCCAATGCTTGAAGCCATCAAGGCGGAATTGGAGTTTAACCCGCGCCTGAAAACCGATTTCCCCGAAATGTGCGGACAAGGGCGGGTTTGGCAGGCGGGGACGATTGTTACCGCGTCCAATGTCAAAATCCAAGTCTTCGGCTCAGGCAAGAAAATGCGCGGCATGGTACATGGTGCATTCCGCCCCGATCTTGCCATTCTCGACGATATCGAAAACGACGAGATGGTGCGCAACCCCGACCAGCGCGACAAGCTGGAAATGTGGCTTAAACAGACCGTCTTACCGTTGGGCGCGGTCGGTACCAAGTTTGACGTAATTTATATCGGCACGATTTTGCACTACGACAGCGTATTGAGCCGCACCCTGAATAACCCGTTTTGGAGTACGCGCAAATTCAAAGCGATGAAACGCTGGCCTGACCGCATGGATTTGTGGGACAGATGGGAAGAGCTGTATCGCAACGACGGCGCGGCGGTGGCCGGGGCGTTTTATCAGGCAAACAAAGACGAGATGGAGCGCGGCGCGGTCACTTCTTGGGCGGCGCGTGGTGTGTTGGAATTGATGAAAATCCGCGCCCGTGACGGCCATGCGACATTTGACAGCGAGTATCAAAACGACCCGGTCAGCGGAGAAGATGCACCGTTTGCCAAGTCGATGAAGTTTTGGAACGACCTGCCGTCCGATTTGGTGTATTTCGGTGCGCTTGACCCGTCGCTGGGTAAAGCGGGGGCGAGCCGTGACCCGTCCGCGATTATCATTGGCGGTTATCAACGTGAAACCGGCAAACTGTATGTCGTGGAGGCGCAAATCAAAAAACGTCTGCCCGACCTGATTATCGAAGACGTTATCCGCCTGCACCGCCAATATCGTTGCAAACTGTGGTTTGTCGAGACGGTTCAGTTTCAGGAATTTTTGAAAGACGAGCTGGTCAAGCGCAGCGCGGCGCGTGGAATACCTGTCCCGGCGCGGGCGGTCAAGCCGGTATCGGACAAACTCTTGCGGATTGAGACTTTGCAGCCTCACATGGCAAACGGTTTGATTCTGTTGAATGAGAGCCAACAGACGCTGATACAGCAGTTCCGCCATTTTCCAAAGGCTGATCATGATGATGGTCCTGATGCCGTGCATATGCTCTGGTCGGGGGCGGTGGCCAATTGTGTGCCGATAGAATGGCAAAGCCCTACCGATAACGATTTTGGTAACGAGGTAAAAAGTAAATGGAGCCGATAATGGCAAAAAAGGACAATAAAACTAAAATCCAAAAGCCCGAGGCTGCATTGCAGACGGATGCGGCTCAAATTACGGCGACCGGTCGGGTTATCGCCGAGCATCCATCCAATTTTATTACGCCGCAAAAGATGCGCGCCCTCTTCGAGGACGCAGAAAGCGGTGACATCCGCGCCCAACACGAGCTTTTCGCGGACATTGAGGAGCGCGACAGCGACATCGCGGCAAATATGGGGACGCGCAAACGCGCGCTGCTGACGCTCAACTGGCGCGTCGCCCCGCCGCGAAATGCGACGCCCGAAGAAGAAAAGCTGTCCGACCAAGCCTACGAAATGATGGACAGCCTGCCTACCCTCGAAGACCTGATTATGGATGTGATGGACGCGGTAGGGCACGGATTTTCTGCGTTGGAGGTCGAGTGGGTATTTTCAGACGGCCTTTACCTGCCCCGAAACTTTATCCACCGCCCGCAAAGCTGGTTCAAATGGGACAAAGACGACGGGCTGCTGCTGCGTACCCGCGAAAATCCGGAAGGCGAAGCGTTGTGGCCGCTGGGCTGGGTCGTTCATACCCAAAAATCGCGCAGCGTCCAGCAGGCGCGCAACGGGCTTTTCCGCTCGCTTTCCTGGCTGTATATGTTCAAACACTACGCCGTCCACGATTTTGCCGAGTTTTTGGAGCTGTACGGCATGCCCATCCGTATCGGCAAATACGGCGCGGGCGCAACCAAAGAGGAAAAAAACACCCTGCTTCGAGCGGTGGCGGAAATCGGTCACAACGCGGCAGGCATCATGCCAGAAGGTATGGAAATCGAGCTGCACAACGCGGCAAACGGCATGACTTCCGCCGGCAATCCGTTTTTGCAGATGGCCGACTGGTGCGAAAAATCGGCGGCGCGGCTGATTTTGGGGCAAACGCTAACCAGCGGTGCGGACGGAAAATCCAGCACCAACGCGCTGGGCAATATCCACAACGAGGTACGCCGCGATTTGCTGGTGTCGGACGCAAAACAGGTGGCGCAAACCATCACAAGCCAAATCATCGGACCGTTCCTGCAAATCAACTATCCCCATGCCGACCCAAACCGCGTGCCGAAATTTGAATTTGACACGCGCGAGCCGAAAGACATCGCGGTCTTTGCCGACGCTATCCCGAAACTGGTGGATGTCGGCGTACAAATCCCCGAAAGCTGGGTGCGCGACAAACTGGTCATTCCAGATGTGCAGGAGGGTGAGGCTGTGTTGGTGCGGCAGGTACCGGACAATCCGGTAAACAGAACTGCATTGGCGGCTTTATCCGCCCACACCGTACCATCTAAGGCTACGGGCAGGCATCAGGAAATATTAGACGGCGCGTTGGATGACGCGCTGGTTGAGCCCGATTTCAATTCTCAGCTCAACCCGATGGTGCGTCAGGCGGTTGCCGCACTTAATGCTTGCAACAGCTACGAGGAGGCAGATGCCGCACTGAATGCGCTTTATCCGAATTTGGACAACGCGAAACTGCGTACCTATATGCAGCAGGCCTTGTTTATCAGTGATATTTTGGGACAAGACCATGCCCGCGCCTGATTTGGGATTTGCCTTAAGTCTGCCGCCAAAAAAGGCAATCGAGTGGCTGGAAAGTAAAAAGGTTACGGCGGAGAGCTACCGCAATCTGACAGCCTCCGAAATTGCCAAAGTCTATACGATTGCCCGCATGACCGACTTGGATATGCTCAACGACATCAAAACTTCGATGGTTGAATCGGCAAAAAGTGGACAGTCGTTTGACGATTGGCGAAAAGGTATCTTGAATCTGCTCAGCAACAAGGGCTGGCTGCATCCGAACGGGCATAACGGTAAGGATATCATCGACCCAGCCACCGGCGAGGTATTCGGTTCGCCGCGGAGGTTGGAGACGATTTACCGTACCAACATGCAAACTGCCTACAACGCCGGTCAATATCAAGGATATATGGCAAATATTGATGCACGACCTTATTGGATGTATGACGCGGTAGGCGACAGCCGCACCCGTCCGGCGCATTCGGCAATAGACGGGCTGGTGTACCGCTACGACGACCCGTTTTGGGCAACGTTTTACCCGCCCAACGGCTACAACTGCCGCTGCTCGGTCATCGCGCTGTCGGAGCGGGATGTGGAACGCCAGGGGCGGATTGTCGGGCAAAGCACGGCGGACAATCTGGTCGAGACCCATAAAATCTACAACAAAAAAGGCGATACTTATCTGACCCTTGCCTATAAAGCACCGGATGGCAGTCTGTACACGACCGATCGAGGATTTGATTACAACGCCGGACGAATGAACTACCGCCCCGATTTAGACAAGTACGACCGTGCGTTGGCGCATCAATTTGCCAAAGCGGAAATGGGTGGTGCGGATTTTAAAACCAGCTTTAAACAGCTTGAAAAAGAGTTTTATGAAGTCAAGCAACGTTTGAATATTGATGGCAAGCCCGATAAAGAGCAGAAAATCAAAATCCGAAACGCGCTATCAAGACAGCTTAAATTTGCTGCGGGTGTATTGAGCAAGGAAATGCAAGAACTGGCAGGTATGACTCGAGCGACGGTGTGGCTGTCTGATGATACATTGGTCAAACAGGTGGACAGTCGGGAGGGGCAATCGTTTGGAACAGATTTATATGCCATGCTCCCCGATCTGATTCATGAGCCCGAATATATTTTTTATGACAAAAGCAGAGGAAAAGAAAGTTTTGTTTTGCTCGGAAAACCGTTGGAGGGGAACGAAAAATACAGATTGATGGCAGTTTTGAAATATCTGCCACAGTACGATTCGATTTTTTTGGATTCGTTTCGCAGGGCGGATGAAAAAGAAATTGTGAAAAGTAAGAAACGCTATGAAATGAAAAAAGGCTACTAAGTCGGACTGCAATCCCGACACACTCTCGCTTATGTAACGGATACCAATCCCAGTCCGAGGACTGCATAAGGGCTGCGGAGGGCAGACGAATTCACCGCTTTTTTAGTAGCCTAGGCAGGATAATACCATGATTGATGTCAAAATAGACAATATCTTTGTCGTCCTAAACCAAATCGAGCGGCTTGGCAACGGGATCGAAAACCGCTACCTGCTGATGCGCCGACTGTCCGAAACCATGCACACGGCGGTCAAGCTCAATTTCCGCTACGCAGGCCGTCCGAAATGGTTGGGGCTAAAATACCGCGACGGCAAGCCGCTTTCGGATTCGGGTCGTCTGAAAGACAGTTTTTCCACACTGTCAGACAACGATACCGCCCTTGTCGGTACGAATATCGTCTATGCCGCCATCCACAACTTCGGCGGTATGGCGGGGCGCAACCGCAAAGTTCGGATTCCGCAACGGGAATTCTTGACGCTGACGGACGACGACAAACAGGCTTTGATAGACGATGTGCAGGATTATTTTTCGGGTCTGATACCGTGAATTTATAAAACCCTCAAAAACGCGCTTTTTAGCGCGTTTTTTTATGCGGGTAATACAAACCCCTGCCCAAGATATAAAAATCAATCCTAGACGCTTCTAAAAAGCCCCTGAAAACGATTAATTGTGTATCGCGCGGACAGGTTTTAAAAAAATGGCGGGAGGGTTTGAAGCACGCCTACTCTTTGTTGTTTTTTCAAATAGGCAAAATGACAGTATTGAGAGAGGTACACATGTCCAAAAATGCACAAAAAACCCTACTTGCCGTGTGCAGTTTCGAGGTGCAGCCAAAAGACGGGCGAATCCAACTGCTGCCATATGGCGAATTTCGCGCAGTAGACGGTCGTCCGACTGATGTCCCTGCGTGGTATCTGACCGAAGAAAACGGTCATGATGTCGCGTTGTTGGCCAACAGCTCGCGCAATCAGTTGGTTGTCGATTATGAACACCAGACGCTCTACAAAGAGAAAAACGGACAACCTGCACCTGCCGCCGGTTGGATGCGTTGGCTGGAGTTCACACCTAAAGGCATGTTTGCCGAAGTGGAGTGGACGGACAAGGCGGCTGCGGCAATTGCCGCAAAAGAGTATCGCTACATCTCTGCTGTGTTTTCCTATGACACAAAGGGATATGTAAGCAAAATTTTTCACGCCGCGCTGACAAATTTCCCCGCGTTGGACGGTATGGACGAAGTGCTGGCGGCAGCGTCGGCGCAAATTTTAAAACCGGAAACGGAGCAAAACCCTATGAAAGAGTTGTTACAGCAACTGTTCGGCCTGCCTGATGCGGGTGAAGAAGAACTGAAGGCGGCATTGTCCGCGCTCGTGGAAGCCAAGCCGGAAGGTGCGGCTTTGTCCGCCGATGTATTCGCGCAGCTGGCGGAAAAAGACAGCCGCATTGCGGCTTTGTCGGCGCAAAACGGCACGCCCGACCTGACGCGATACGCGCCGGTGTCGCTAGTGCGCGACCTGCAAAACCAAGTTGCCGCGCTGACTGCCAAGCAGGAAGCAGACAAAGGCAACGAATTGATTACCGCCGCGCTGACTTCAGGCAAATTGCTGCCTGCTCAGAAGGAGTGGGCAGAAGGCGTATTGAAACAGCCGGGCGGCTTGGCATTTTTGACCGGCTTTATTGAAAACGCCCAACCTGTCGCAGCTTTATCCGGCACACAAACAGGCGGCAATTCGCCGGAAGAACGTGTTGCTGCACTGACTGCAGAGGAAGAGCGTGCCGCGAAAATGCTGGGTATGACCCCAGAGGAATTTAAAAAAGTGAAAGAAAGTGAAGGTAAGTAATGGATAAGGCAGCAATTTTAGCCGCCCTGACGGCAGCATTCCGCAAAGAGTTTCAGTCCGGCTTAGATTCGGTTAAGCCTGACTACCCTGCTATCGCTATGACTATTCCGTCAACAACTTCGACGAATACTTATGCGTGGCTGGGCAAATTCCCGCAAATGCGCGAGTGGGTTGGCTCACGTCAGATCAAAAAAATGAGCAATCAGGCAATGAGCTTGGAAAATAAAAAATTCGAAGCGACTGTTGGCGTGGCTCGCACTGATATCGAAGACGACCAAGTCGGCATGTACCGCCCGATGATGGCGGCAATGGGCGAGTCCGCCGCCGCCCTGCCCGATACGCTGGTGTGGGGTCTGCTCAAAAAAGGTAAAACCACTGTCGGTTATGACGGCCAATATTTCTTCGATACCGACCACCCCGTTTACGAGAAATCGGACGGCACGGGTCAGAATACGCCGCACTCCAATCTGACGACCGGTACGGACAACGACGCGCCGACCTTCTACGTCGTCGATGACACCAAGACCCTGAAGCCGCTGATTTTCCAAAACCGCACCGAAACAGAGTTCGAAACTAAATTCGATCCGTCCAAATCCGACCGCGTGTTCATGGAAGACGAATATCTGTATGGTTCGCGCCGCCGCTGCAATGCCGGTTTCGGTTTGTGGCAACTGATGCACATGGCGGAAAAAACCGCGCTGACCCGCGAAAACCTCGCCGCCATTATCGTCAAAATGCAGAAAATCAAAGCCGACGGCGGCTATGTGTTGAATGTGAAGCCCAGCCTCTTGGTCGTTCCGCCCGAGCTGGAAGACAAAGCCCGTGAATTATTGGAAGCCGACAAAATCAACGGCACGACCAATACCTTCAAAGGCCGTCTGAAACTGCACGTTTGCGTCCACCTGTAACCCCGAACCGTTTTCAGACGACCTTTAACACCTATTTAAAGGCCGTCTGAAACAAGGAGTCATCATGGCAAAAACCAACAACAAACCAGAAACCGCCGAAACCGCCGCCCCATCGTTTGAAGACATCAAAGCCGAATTGGACGCCGTGCAGGCAGAGCTTGCCGCCGCCCGAAACGATGTCGAAATGCTGACCACAGCCTTGGAAAAAGCCGAAGACGACAAAAAGGCACTGTCCGCCGAACTTGCCGAACTCAAAGTGCAGCATACGCAACGCGCCGCCGACGCTTTGGCGGACAGCCGCGATGTGATGCTCGTCAGTACCGGCGCAGACGGCAAAGAATTTTGGCGCGGCGGCCTGCTGTTTGACGGCGGCTGGCGCGAAGTGAAGCGCGCCGAAGTCGGCGAAGCGGTGTGGAAGGCAATCTGCGCCGAGCCTATGCTGCAACGCAAGGCGGTCGAGTAATGGCATACGCGACGGTTGAGGATATGGTTGCGCGTTTCAGCGAGCTGGAGGTTATCCAGCTGACCGACCGCAACCAAGACGGCTTGATTGACGAGGATGTGGCGGCAGTGGCACTGGCCGATGCCACCGCAGAAATAGACGCTTATCTGGGTCGGTTTAAACGTCCGTTTACCGATGTGCCGCCCATCCTCAAGCGCTTGTGTTGCGATATTGCCCGCTACCGCCTTACCGCCGCCAACGGCGTGCTGATTACCGACGAAATCCGCAACCGCTACAAAATCGACGTGCTCGACCTGCTGCGTGCTATGGCCAAAGGCGAAGTGCAGCTGGGCGTGGATGATAGCGGCGAAGAAGTGGCCGCGGGCGAAGACGGTATTGTGTTTGTAAACGGTAAAAATAAGGTGTTCGGGCGTGATCACTGATATTGAGCAAGCGATAACAGACCGTCTGAAACGGGGCTTGGGTCGCATGGTGCGCACGGTTAAAAGCTACAACGGCGAGGCCGACGATTTGGCGGGGCAAATCCATACGCTGCCTGCGGTTTGGGTAACGTATGGCAGCAGCAAAGTTGAGCCTGCCAGCACCGGCGGCGTATGCGGACGTTATCAGGATACCGCCGAATTTGTGGTGATGGTGGCGGCCCGCAATCTGCGCAACGAGCAGGCGCAGCGGCAAGGCGGCATCGACAGCCGCGAAATCGGCAGCAACGATTTAATCCGCGCTGTTCGCCGCCTGCTTGACGGCCAGCGGCTCGGTTTTGCCGATAGCCGCGGCTTGGTGCCCAAAGCGGTGCGCGCGATTGCCAATCATGTGCTGGTGCAAAACGCCGCAGTAAGCATATATGCGGTTGAGTATGCCATCCGCTTTAACACCTGCGGGTTGGAAAATGACCGCTACCCCGAACGCGCCGACAATCCCGACGACCCAGACCATATCTTTACCAAGTATCAGGTTACATTGAGCGAGCCGTGGCCTGATTTCGAGGGGTTGGACGGCAAAATTTACGACCCGCAATCCGCCGATGAAATACCTGTAAACCTAACCCTTAAGGATAAGCAATGAGCAAAATCAAAGTAACGGCGGCAGACGGCCTGCGTGTGCCGACCGAACACAACCCGCACGAATATATCGGACAAGAGCCGGTGGAGGTGGACGGCAACAGCCTGTATTACCGCCGCATGATTGATGACGGCGATTTGGTGGTGGTTGAGGATGCCGCCCCAAATACCAAAACCCGCAATACTAAGGGAGAGTAATGATGCCCCATATTGATTTTGACACGATTCCGGGCAGCATCCGCGTGCCCGGGCAGTATATTGAATTTAACACCCGCAATGCCGTGCAAGGTTTGCCGCAAAATCCGCAAAAGGTATTGATGGTTGCACCCATGCTGACCGCGGGCATACAGCCCGCCTTAGAGCCGGTGCAACTATTTAGCGATGCCGAGGCGGCCGATTTGTTCGGACAAGGCTCGCTGGCGCATTTGATGGTGCGCCAAGCATTTGCCAACAACCCTTATTTGGATTTGACCGTTATCGGTATTGCCGACCACAGCGCAGGCGTGCAGGCAACCGCAACCGTTACCCTTTCCGGCACGGCCACCGCGCCGGGCGTGGTGGAAATCACGATTGGCGGCAAGCAGGTAAGCACGGCCGTTAACACCGGCGAGACCGCCGCCACAGTGGCAGGCCGTCTGAAAACCGCCATCACTGCCGCCGATGTAACCGTTACCGCATCCGGCAGCGGCGCAGCCGTTACGCTGACGGCCAAACACAAAGGCGAGATCGGCAACGAGAGCGGCTTAACCGTGAGCACCGGCAATACCGGCCTGACTTATCAAGCCAATGCCTTTACCGGCGGTGCCAAAAATGCGGACATTGCCACGGCCTTGTCCAAAGTGGCGGGCAAGCATTATCACATTATTTGCAGCCCGTTTAGCGATGACGCCAACGCCAAAGCCTTGAGCAACCATATTACCAACGTATCCAACGCCATCGAGCAGCGCGGCTGTATCGGCGTATTGGGTATGAGTGCGACCTTGAGCACGACCACCACCGCTACCGGCAAAATCAACGACGGCCGCATTACCTGTGCTTGGTACAAAGGTGCGGTAGAGCCAAACGGCATCATCGCCGCAGGTTATGCGGCGGTGTTGGCCTTTGAAGAAGACCCTGCCAAGCCGCTGAACACGCTGGAAATCAAAGGGCTGGCCGTTACACCTGATGCGCAATGGCCGCTGTTTGCAGAATGCAACAATGCGCTGTACAACGGCTTGACCCCGCTCACAGTGGTCAACAACCGCGTGCAGATTATGCGTGCCGTATCCACCTATACCAAGTCGGCCAACAACACCGACGACCCGGCACTACTCGACATTACCACCATCCGCACGCTGGATTATGTGCGCCGCAGCGTTAAAGAGCGCATTGCCCTGCGTTTTCCGCGCGACAAATTGAGCGACCGCCTGCTGCCCAAGGTTAAGAGCGAGATTTTGGACGTGCTGATTAAGCTCGACCAAGCCGAAATCATCGAAAACGCCGAGGCCAACAAAGGCAAGCTGGTGGTGGCGCGTGCGCAAAACGACCCCAACCGTGTTAATGCCATTATCCCCGCCGATGTGGTCAACGGCCTGCACGTCTTTGCCGGGCGCATTGATTTGATTTTGTAACCCTTTTCAGACGGCGTTTAAAACAGGTTTAAATGCCGTCTGAAACCTTAAAAAAGGATAAAACATGAGCGATGCAACTTATGCCGGCGCGGTGATTATGGAGGTGAACGGCCGCGACGTTGAGATTATCAGCATCAAGCCGCAGACCACGACTGGACGCAAACCCGTCAAAACCATGAACCGCCAAGGCAGAGTAACCGGCTACGCCGACGGCGTAACCGAACACAAACTGTCCCTGACCGCCGCCATTCCCATCGACGGTACGGAAATCGACTGGGACAATATCACCAAGGCGAAAATCACGATTTACCCCATCAACGACGAAGGTCGCCGCACTTCCTACCTCGACTGCTTTACCGTCGATACCAGCGAGCAATATGAAGTCGATAACGAGGCACGCATCGACATTGAGATGATTGCTTTGCACAAAATCAAGGAATAATCAAGAATGAAGCACGAGTTTGATTTGGTGTGGGGCCTGCCCTTGCCGGGTGGCGGGGTGGCCAAACGTGCCGCACTGCGGCCATTAACCATCGGCGGCGAACTGCGCGGGCAGGCTGTGTTGGAAGATATGGGTTTGGGCGAAGCGCAAAGCGAAAGCGGCAAAGCCCGCGCCCTGATGCTCGAAACCTTGGCTTATTGGGCGCAGCAGCTTACCGTTGAGGGCATCGCCCCCGAGCAGCTAACCGCCGAATACCTAGCGGAAAACCTGACCGGCGAAGACTACGGCATCATCTTGGCCGCACAGGACGACCTGCGGGCAAAATACACCGCCGCTGGGGCAAACCCCGGGAACACCACGGCGGCCGCCGAAAGACCGAGTCCCGAAACTACCGCAACTGCCACCGCAATTACCGCCAATCCGTCATCTTGATGGCCAAAGCGGGTATATCCGCCGATGCCGTGGCCGGTATGTGCCACGCCGAGCTGGTGGCTTGGTTTGGAGACATCTTGGACAGCTTAGGCGTTAAAAAGCCCACGGATGACGGAGTGATTATCTCAAGGCGGTTGCCTAAGCCAAGTAAGTGATAAAATATGTTAAAATCATGGCCGTGCGATTTTGCACGGCTTTTTTATGGGGTAACGATGAAAAAAATAGGCGAATACAGCAAACCGGCCCAGTATGGAATATTTTTTATAATTTTTATCACATTTTTGCTTTTAACTTTTGGGGTTGGTGCCATTTACGAATCTGTAACTAAATTAGAAGTGAGAACATTTAAAGAACTTGGTTTAAAAGATAAAAAATGGTCAGAAGATGAGGCCAAGCTGGCTGCTGAAAGTACCTATGGTCGGTTGGTGTCAGTATATCAGCCAGTTTTTGAAGAGGCCGCCAAATCAGGTTCCCTTGGTGCTTTTTATGCACTTGATACTGATAGTTTTTATGAGATGGGCGCTTGGTACAATCAGGATAAACGGCTGCGTGCAAAATACAATAACTGTGAATTGGCTTATGAAAATTTATTAAACATCCTATCCAAAAGCACCCTAGACCCATATTGGAGCTATTATCAGTATAATGTGCAAATGTGCGGGAAGAGTATTTAACAGGATTGAAGCTTATTAAATCCCGATTAAAACAGCCTTTAAACCATAATTAACCGTGAGTTAATGTGAGTTTAAAGGCTGTTTTTATGGCAAGCGGATTGATGAAATTGGTGTTGTCGCTGACCGGTCGGGATGACGGTGCAAAGCGGCTATTGGCCGAAACCGAGCGGCAATTGCAACGCACGGCTACATCGCGTATGCAGATGGCGCGCGCGCACAAACCTTATGAAATAGCGGGTATTCGATCGGAAAAAGCGATACAGCGCGAAATTAAACTGACCGAGGCGGCATACAACCGCCTTAAACGCAGTGGCACGGCTTCGCAAAACGATTTGGCGCGCGCAGCACAAGCACATAAGCAAAAATTGAAAGAGCTAAATGCAGAGTTGGGGCGAGGTGCCGGTCTGCAAAAAGGCATGGCTGCGGGCGCGGCAGTGTTTGCCGGGGGGGCGGCGGCGTATGGCGTTTTAAAACCTGCAATGGATAACCAAAAACAATTGGATGCCAATATCACTCAAGTAGCTTGGCAGGCTTATGGAGAGGATAACAGTAAGTCGGCAGACTGGATTGCCAAAGAAGGTAAAGGCGAAATCCGAGCATTGGTTAAGGAATTGGTGGATACCAACGGTGGAACGGCGGACGCAGCTTTACAGCTGATTAACAGCATGATGGCCAACGGTATGAGCTTTGAGCAGGCGCGCGCTAATGCCCAGTCCTCTCATAGGGCTATGCTGGCTTCCGCCGAAGGAGTCGGACAATATAATCCGCAAGATACGGCCAAACTTTTTAAAGTGCTTTCCGACTTCGGCTTTAAAGGCGATGAATTATCCAAAGCCTTTGAGTATGCGATGAAATCGGGTATGCAGGGCAATTTTGAAATTGCCGACATGGTACGCGAGCTACCTGCCTTGCTGCCTGCCGCGAAAGCGGCGGGTATGGACGGGCTGCAAGGTTTCGGCTTTCTTCTTTCTACTTTGCAATCGGCGGCCAATAAAGCCGGGGCAAACAGCGAGGCGGCCAATAATGTGCGCAATCTGCTGGAAAAAACCTTATCTGCCGATACTACCAAACGTTTGTCGAAAATGGTTAATCCGCAACAGCCGGGCAAAGGTATTGATTGGCGGGCATCGGTTTTAAAGGGTAAGGAAAATGGCGAGAGTGCGGTGCAGGTGTTGGCGCGATTGGCAGATTCCATGCTGGAAAAAGACAGCGAATACCAAGCTTTTAAGAAAAAAGCGGATGCAGGCGACGAAACAGCTAAAAGCCAAATGAATATTATGAAGGGTTTTGTGTTGTCGTCGATCTTACCGGATATTCAAGCCAAAGGCGGTTTGCTGGCGGCAGCCGATACGCAACAGGTTCAGGAATATATGCAAGGCTTGCTCGGCCTGAATCCGCAAAACAGTTTAGTGGATAAAAAATTGGCAGTTATGGAGAGTAGTGCCGCCTACAAGCAAGAGCAGGCAGAAGCAAAAGCATTACTTGGCCAAGATGCGCTTACGGAACCTTTAATCAAGGCTGAAACAGGCTTGAAATCTTTGACTGCCGAATTTCCCAATGCAACCTTAGCCCTGCAAACGCTTGCCGCTGCCGCGATGGCTGCTGCGGCGGCTCAAGGCTTGATGGGTGTGTTGGGTGGTGGCGGTTTGGGCGGCGGTGCGGCGGCGGTTGGCACAGCCGCACGCTTCGGCCTTGTCGGTATCGGTGCTGCTGCGGGCGGTTTGGGTTTATGGGATGCCAACAGCCGCATCAACCGCAATGAGGGTAAGGGATTTACAGAGGGCGGCCTAAACAGCCGCGCGGCGGGATATGCCGAGTCTGCTTTAAGCGGCGCGGCTTTGGGTGCGGCCGTCGGCTCGATTATCCCCGGTATCGGCACGGCCATCGGTGCCGCAATTGGTGCGGGCGGCGGCTTGTTGACAGCGGCCATTACCGATGCGTGGAAAGAAAACCCGCCGCCCAAACCTGCGGGCATGGCTGCCGAACCCTTGCAACCATTGCGCCCGCTCGAACCCCTTAAACCCGCCGAACCGCTTGCGCCCGTTATCACCCAGCAAACCGCCGCTTATCAAGCCGCGATTACCCAGCAAACCGCCGCTTACCAAGCCGCGCTGAATGAGGATACGGCGGCGGTAACGGGCGGGCTGAATCAAATTAACAGCACGCTGGCGGCGGCCAACCAAACCATCAACAATAATATGACGGTAACGCTTGACGGGCGCGTGATCGCCCAAGAGGTATCGCGGTATCAAGTGGCCATGTTCGGCCGTGGAGCGGGTCAATAATGAGCGGATGGCATACCTTATTGCAGGACGCATCTTACAAGGGCGTCGGCTTTGATATTGAGGCGGTGGACGAGAGCAACGGCAAGGCATTGGCCGAGCATGCGCGGCCGTTTGTGCAGGGTATCGACCTTGAAGACATGGGCACGACCGGGCGGCAGGTGCAGATTAATGCGGTGTTTTGGGGCAAGGGCTATGCAGGCCGTCTGAAAAAGCTGCTGGATGCGCTGGAGCAGCCGGGCGGCGGCGTGCTGGTGCACCCTGTTTGGGGGCGGATGCACAACATGATTGCGGCATCATGGAGTTACCGACATGAGGCCGATTATGTGGATTATGCGGGCATCGATATTACTTTCCGCGAGGCGGCCGAAGCGCAGGAAATCTTTGTTTTTGAAAACGCCTTTTTGGTCGAGCTTGAGGCGTTGATTGCTGATATCGACGCCTACCGCGAGGCTGCTATCGGCTTTGTTGATGCGGTGTTGGCGGTGGATGCGGGCGTATCGGCTTTATGGGGCAGTGCGCTGGGCATTTGGAGTGCGGCATCGGGTACGTTTGGCGCGGTGCGCCGTTTGTTTGATTTGGACAAAATTGCCTTTCCCGATCGGGGCGGATACAGCGCAGCGGCGTTTAAAAACGGCTCGGCCAAGCTGTTTGCGGATATATCGGTCATGGTAGATACTGGCATACGCCGTGAGGCGGGTTTGGCCGATAATGCCATGCACCATGCCGGTTGGTCGCCGCGACAGCGGTTTGACGGGGCTGCGGCTGTTGCCGACCGTGCCGCCGCTATCCCTGATAATTTGCTGACCGGCCGCTTTTCAGACGGCCTGCAAAATCGCCTGAACCGTTTAACCGCCAAACAGGTGCAGCCGGTAGCGCAGGCGGTGCGCCTGTTATCCACGTCATCGCTGTTGTCGGTGGCAACGGCATTAATCGAGGCGCATGGCGAAGAGATGACTGCGCCCGATTTGATTGAGGTTAACCGCGCCATGCGCCGCCGTATGCAGGCCGAGATTGCCGCCTTGCGGGCGGTGCAGACGGCTGCTGCCGAGTCTGGTGGGCTGACGGCCAACGCCGTGTATACCGAGGCTTACCAAACGGCAGAATCCCTGCGCGCGGCGGCAGGCCGTCTGAATGCGTTGGTTGCGGCGGCCATTAACCAAAAGCCGCCGCTGATTGTGCGCCAAGCCCCAATCGACGGTACGATACACCAAATCGCCCACGAGTTTTACGGCGATATAGCCCGCGCAGCAGAGCTGGTGCGGCTCAATCCCCATATCCACCACCCCGCGTTTATCAAGCGCGGCACTTTGGTCAACAGCTATGCAAAATAATTCATACGGCTATGCCGTGTCGGTGCGCGTGGGCGGTAAAGAGCACCGACACTGGGAGCGCTACGACATCGACAGCGACTTTTTAATCCCTGCCGACAGCTTCGATTTTGTCATCGGCAGGTTGGGGCCGGAGGCGGCCATACCCGATTTAAGCGGAGAGAGCTGCGAGGTAGTGATAGACGGGCAAATCGTGATGACGGGCATCATCGGCAGCCAGCGCCACGGCAAAAGCAAGGGCAGCCGCGAGTTGAGCTTGAGCGGGCGTGATTTGGCCGGTTTTTTGGTGGATTGCTCCGCGCCGCAGCTCAATGTAAAGGGCATGACGGTATTGGATGCAGCCAAAAAGCTGGCCGCGCCGTGGCCGCAGATTAAAGCGGTGGTGCTTAAGGCCGAAAACAACCCCGCTTTGGACAAAATCGACATCGAGCCGGGCGAAACCGTATGGCAGGCATTAACCCATATTGCCAACTCGGTCGGGCTGCATCCGTGGCTGGAGCCGGACGGCACGTTGGTGGTGGGCGGTGCGGATTACAGCAGCCCGCCGGTGGCGACATTGTGTTGGAGCCGCACCGACAGCCGCCGCAATATCGAGCGCATGGACATTGAGTGGGATACCGACAACCGCTTTTCCGAGGTTACTTTCTTGGCGCAATCGCACGGCCGCAGCGGCGACAGCGCCAAACACGATTTAAAGTGGGTGTACAAAGACCCGACGATGACGCTGCACCGCCCTAAAACGGTGGTGGTGTCCGATGCCGACAATTTGGCCGCATTGCAAAAGCAGGCTAAAAAGCAGCTGGCCGACTGGCGGCTGGAGGGATTTACACTCACGATAACCGTGGGCGGCCATAAAACCCGCGACGGCGTATTGTGGCAACCTGGCCAGCGTGTGCATGTGATCGACGACGAGCACGGTATCGATGCGGTGTTTTTTCTGATGGGGCGGCGGTTTATGCTATCCCGCATGGATGGCACGCAAACCGAGCTGCGGCTCAAAGAGGACGGTATTTGGACACCCGACGCTTACCCCAAAAAGGCCGAGGCGGCGCGCAAGCGCAAAGGCAAACGCAAAGGCGTGAGCCATAAGGGCAAAAAAGGCGGCAAAAAAGGCGGCAAAAAACAAGCAGAAACGGCGGTATTTGAATGAGTTTGAGTAAATTGGCGAAAAAAACGGCACAAACTGCTAAAAATATCGGCGAAACCCTGCGCGCGGCCTTTCGGGGAAAAATCACGCTGGTGGTGTCGTCCGAGCCGATACAGCGCGTGCAGTTGAGCGGCTTGGCCGACGAAACCCTGCAAGACCTTGAACATTTGCAGGAATACGGCTTTGCCAGCCATCCGCCCGACGGCAGCGAAGCGGTAGTGATACCGCTGGGCGGCAATACTTCGCACGGTGTGATTGTGTGCAGCCAGCACGGCAGCTACCGCATCAAAAACCTTAAGCCCGGCGAGACGGCGATTTTTAATCATGAGGGTGCAAAAATCGTGATTAAGCAAGGCAAAATCATTGAGGCCGATTGCGACGTGTACCGGGTTAACTGCAAACAATACGAGGTTAATGCGGCCACGGATGCCAAATTTAACGCTCCGTTGGTGGAGACCAGTGCAGTGTTGACGGCGCAAGGCAAAATCAACGGCAACGGCGGGATGGCGGTCGAGGGCGGCAGCGGAACACGGTTTAAATGCAATATCGACCTTGTGGGAGACTTTGAGAGTACAGGTAAGGTTACCAATAACGGCAAAAACATCGGCTCAGACCACAAACACCGTGGCGACAGCAACGGCACGACATCCGACCCGATTTAAATCTTTACGGCATTCAAAAGGTCGTCTGAAACATTTTCAGACGACCTTTTTGTTTAAGGGTTTGAAACACTTACGCTCTTTAAATGCAGTCAAAAAAGAGAAAATGCCAACATGGACAAAGAGCTAAACCCCGGCACCGGCGACTATACCGGCCGCACCGTCGATACGCTGCAAAATGCCGTGTATATCCGCTTGATGACACCGTTGGGCAGCTGGTGGGCGGATAAAACGCTCGGCTCGCTGCTGCATTTGTTGCAGCGCGAAAAAGACCTGCAACGGGTCAGCCTGTTGGCCGAGCAATATGCCGATGAGGCACTGCAACCGATTGTTAAGAGCGGGCGTGCCGACAAGATTACCGTGCGCGCAGAGCAGCCGCACGACGGCCGCCTGATCCTGCATATCCGGGTGGATACGGCGGCGGGCGGGTTTGATTACCGCCACGAAGTGCCCGTGATTTAAAGAGGTTTTAAACGTGTTTGAAACGCCGACATTTGAGCAAATCCGCGAGCGTATCCTGCGCGATACCAAAAGCCTGTGGCCGGATGCCGATATCAGCCCCGACAGCGACCATTATGTGCACGCCAGCCGTTTGGCCAGCTGCGCCGAAGGGCAATATGCGCATCAAAGCTGGATTGTGCGGCAGATTTTCCCTGATACCGCCGACCGCGAGTATTTGGAGCGGCATGCCTCCATGCGCGGCTTGCGCCGCCGCAATCCTACCACGGCCAGCGGCACGCTGACCGTAAGCGGTATTGCGCAATCCATGCTTTCAGACGGCCTGCAAGTGCGTATCGGCCAGCGTTTTTACCGCACTACCGCCCGCGCCGTTATCGGCAGTGGCGGCACGGCGGAAATACCGGCAATCGCCGACGAGCCGGGCGCGGCCGCCAATGTGCGCGACGGCGAGGCGCAACTGATGGCCGCCCCCGCCGGTGTGGCCACCGAATGCCGCCTTACCGTACAAGGCGGCACCGACCGAGAAAGCGATGCCTCACTGCTGGCGCGTCTGTTGGAAATCATCCGCCGACCGCCCGCAGGCGGCAACCGTTACGACTATAAAAACTGGGCGTTGAGTGTTGACGGCGTAACCAGCGCATATGTTTATCCGCTGCGCCGCGGCTTGGGTACGGTGGATATTGCCATTACCTCCGCCGACGGTGTGCCGTCGGAAGAAACTGTGCGCCGCGTACAGGCTTATATCGACGAGATGCGCCCGGTAACGGCAAAAAATGCGCTGGTACTCAAGCCAACCGTAACGGCGGTGCCTGTTACCGTGCAAGTCAAGCTCGACGGCATCGACTTGGACGAGGCCAAGCGCCGCATACGGATGGCCCTAAAAGAATATTTCGACACCCTGATCCCCGGCGACGGCCTGACTGTGTCGCAAATCGAGGCGGCTATCAGCAATGTGGATGGTGTGATCGACCGCCGTCTGACTGCGCCGACGGCCAACCGTGCCGCCGATACGGTTAACCGCATCGAGTGGTTTAAAGCGGGCGCGATTAATGTAACGGAGATGCCGTCATGAGCTATCAAGACATCTTGCGGGGCCTGTTGCCCCCCGTGTCGTATGCCCGCAATGCCCCGCGTGTGCGGGCGCAGGCAGAAATAGACGGCGCAGCGCTGGATGCGATGGCGGAATCGGCTCAAAGCGTTGCCGATGCCGTCGACCCGCGCAGCGCCGGCCAAATGCTGGCCGATTGGGAGCGCGTATTAGGTTTGGACGGTACGGGCAAAAACCGCCAGCGCCGTGTGTTGGCCGTCATGGCCACGCTAAACGAAACAGGCGGCTTGAGTATTCCTTATTTTGTGCGTTTGGCCGAGGCGGCGGGCTATCAAATCCAAATCGACGAACCGCAGCCGTTCCGCGCCGGTGTCAACCGTGCGGGCGACCGTCTTGCGCCGCAGGAAATCATGTGGGTGTGGCACGTTAACGTGCGCGGCGGCAACAACCGCATTACCCGATTCCGCGCCGGTATCTCGGCGGCGGGCGACAGGCTGACCGATTACGGCGATGCCGTGATTGAGACCGTTATTCAAGATTTAAAACCCGCACATACCGCAGTGCGATTTACTTATGAGGCATAGACAATGCACGCTATCGATACCCCCGATAAACAATTTAAAGACGGCAACGGTACCAGCGAGCTGGGCACCATCCTGCCCGCGTGGTGGCTCAACCAAGTGCAATCCGAGCTGTTGGCCGTGCTGACTGCGGCCGATATCCGGCCGGATAAGTCGCAGTCTAATCAATTACTGGCAGCGCTGAATAAGCTGGCTGTAGTTGCCACCGGCGACCAAACCGTCAACGGCCAAAAAACCTTTGCCGCCGCAACCCAATTCCCAAGCGGCATCCATTTGTCCGCCAACCAGACGCACTGGAACGGCGGCTACAAAGCCTACATCGGCGCGGATGCCGACAACGCCCACATCGTCTTCGGCGACGACACCCTGCGCCTGCACGGCGCAAACAACCGCATTTCCTACAACAACCACAACATCTTCCACGCCGCCAACAAACCGCGTTTTGCCGAAGACATCGAAGGCAAGCCGAACACGCTCGCCGGCTACGGCATCGGCAATTTCAAAGTCGAAACCTTCCGGGGCGACTTGAACACCCTCAAAACCGACGGCATCTATTCCCTGCCGACAGCGGTAGGCAGCTCGCACCTGCCCGTCGAAAACACCGCCTGCCATATCCAAGTCATCGCCGGAACGCAACCGGGCTGGTGCAGGCAGTTGGGCTATCCCGCCTACACGTCCGACGTGTACGAACGCCACCAGGTCAGCAGCGCAAACGACGACTGGAGCCCGTGGAAAAAACTCAATTCGGACGGCATCCCCGTCGGCGCGATCGTGTCCTTTCCCAAAGCCGTACAAAACCCCGAAGGCTTCCTCAAAGCCGACGGCACGACCTTTGCACAAAACACCTTCCCCGACCTCTACCGCGCACTGGGTAACACAAACAAACTGCCTGATTTAAGCCGTACCGACATCGGCATCACCGCCTGGTTTCCGTCCGACCGAATCCCGACCGGCTGGCTCTCGTTTGACGACATCCGAGAGCGCGTAACCGAATCGGCTTATCCCGAGTTGTACCGTTTGTTGGTTGCCAAATACGGAAGTATCGCCAACGTCCCGCAGGCGGAAGACCGCTTTATCCGCAACGCGGGCAACGGCTTGGCAGTCGGAACGAAGCAGGGGGACGCAATCCGCAACATTACCGGCAAAATCGACAGCGGCAGCCGAAGCACCGAGCAACTCTTCGACACCGCCATCCCCGAGGGCGCGTTCGGCATCGACAAAGCCCGCAAAAACTGGACATACGACGCAGGCGACGGCGGCAACGACCGCCCGTCCGCCCTCACATTCGACGCATCCCGCGTCGTCCCCACCGCCGACGAAAACCGCCCCAAAGCCCTGGTTTTAAAACTGTGCATCAAAGCCGCCGACACCTTGGGTGAAGCCGTGTTCTGGATAAAGTCCCACGGCGAAACCGTCAACGCCGGCGCGCTGGACGCGGGCACGCTGGCGCAAGGTTTGCAAGACAAAGCCGACCGCGACCACACCCACACCGCCGCCCAAATCCAAGGGCTGGACGAAAAAATCAGCACCGCCGTTGCCGCGCAATTCACACGCCAAACCATCGGCGGCGTGGATATTGTCAGATTCCCCGACGGCACAATGATACAGACCGGCAGTTACAGGTTTGCACGAAGCGGCGGCCCCATAGAAAACGAAGTCGTCTTCCCCGTCGCCTTTGCCGACGGCAACGTCAAATGCTTCGTATCCGAACGCCATTCGGGACGCGCCAACGGCGAAAGGCAATACAACTGGCTGTTTATCCGCGCAAAAAACCACGCCGCCGCCATTATCACCAACTGGTACGAAGGCAGTTGCGACTGGATGGCAATCGGCAAAGCCGGTACGGCGGCGGAAAACACCGCCGGCTCCCCCTCGACAATCCCCGGAATCGATGAAGAAACGCTAAGGGGAATTAATGAAGACGCGCTAAATGAAATCAGAAGGTGGGCCGCCCGCGGCTTCCAATAACGCCGCCGCCGACCCCGCAATGCCGTACCCTGCGGGCAGGCTTCGCACTCTGAAACCCCGCCGCCCTCTTCAGGGCTGTAGGGTGGGATGTAGGGCGGGATGTAGGGTGGGCTTCAGCCCACCGTTCCCACCAATCCCGCCAATCCGACCGAAACCTCCGCCGCCGTCATTCCCGCGAAAGCGGGAATCCAGCCCCCTAATGCGGCAGGAATCTGTCGGAAAAAACCGAAACCGGACGAACCTAGATTCCCGCCTGCGCGGGAATGACGAAGGGTTGGGGAAACGGCGAAAACGGCGGATTGGCGAAGCGGCGGGCTTCAGACGGCATCGGATGCTTCGGCGGGCTTCAGACGGCATTGCCCGCCCCCTTCGGAGTGCGAAGCCTGCCCGCAGGGTACGGCATTGGATGCTTCGGCGGGCTTCAGACGGCATCGTCCGCCCCCTTCAGAGTGCGAAGCCTGCCCGCAGGGGGAGGCATTGCCGACCCGCCGCCAATCCGCAACACCGACCCGAAAGGAAAACCAATGACCATTTACTACAAAGACCGCGCCTTTTACGACTGCGACACCCCCGACCAAGCCCCCGAGGGCGCGCGCCACATTACGCCCGAACAACACGCCGGGCTGCTCGCCGCCCTCAATTCCGGCTGCATCGTGTCCGACGATTTGACCGTTTCCCCACCGCGCCCGTCCGATTACCACAAATGGGACGGCGGCAGCTGGGTGCTGACACCTGCCGCCAAAAAGAAAATGCTGCAACAGACGAAGTCTGAAAAACTGGCCGAAGTCAACCGCGCGGCGCAATCCTATATCGACCGTGCGGCGGGCTTGGATAAAGTGCCCGAATTTGAGGTGGCGACCTGGACAACGCAGGCATTCGAGGCGAAGGCATGGCATGCCGACCCTAATGCTGCAACGCCGACGCTTGACGCTATTGCCGCTTCCCGAGGCGTGCCGATCGATGCTTTAAGGCAAAAAGCTTATGAAAAAACACTCAAATTCGAGCGGTTGACCGCTTATGTGGCAGGCTTGAGGCAGGCGGCGGAAGACAAAATCAATGCCGCGGCAAATCTTGATGATTTGGCTGATATATCGTTCGTCATCGACCTGAAAGCCAAGGCTGAATGATGGTAGAGGTTTATCTGGGACTTTACAAAGGAAAGGCGTGCGGAATACGTGCGAGGTTTGAGGATTGGCTGATACGTACTGTAACTCGCAGTCAGTACAGTCACTGCGAAATCGCCGTGCGGCTCCCTACATACTGCGCCTCTTCTTATGCCTGTTATTCCGCCAGTGGGCGCGACGGCGGTGTACGTATGAAAGTGATGCCGCTGCCGTCTGACAAGTGGGATTTGATTCCGCTGCCGCCATCCGCGCACAGTTCGGTCGTCTGCCTATATGCTCAGACACGCGGTTGCCGTTACGACTGGATGGGAGCAGTTGGGACGGTATTCCGTCTGACTCAGAGCAAAAACCGGTGGTTCTGTAGCGAGTTTTGTGCGACGGTAATGGGAATAACCGAAGGTTGGCGGTTCTCGCCCGGGGATTTGGCGGCAATGTTCCGAAGGGAGGCTGT